AGAAGTGGTAACTGAATTTGCTGAAGGCGTTCTAGCCGATGGCACAATCGTTAAGTTCGACAAATTAGAAGTTGGCGGTTTAATTTCAGTTGTTACAGAAGAAGGAGAAATTCCAGCACCAGTTGGTGAGCACGAGCTAGAAGATGGAACGATAGTAATCGTATCCGAGCCAGGCGTAATTGCCGAAGTTAAAATGGTAGAAGAGGAAGAGGTATCTGTTGAGGTTGAGGTTGAGCAAAGCAAAGAGGAAGCATTTAATTACGATGCTAAATTTCTTGAGATTAGCGATTCATTCAATTCTAAGATGTCCGAGATTGAAACAAAAGTAAGTTCATTGAATGAGGTTACTAAAAAGCTAATTGAATTCATGGAAGCTTTTGCGACAATCGAATCCGCTCCAGAAACACAAGCACCGAAAAATACATTTCTTGCACAAAGCAAAAACGTAAAATCGGATAGCTTTAAAAAATTACAAAACATTTTTCAAACAATTAAAAATTAAAAAACATGGCTTTAGATTTAACTGGTTTAACCAATTATGTAAAAGAGAACGAGCAACAACTTGCTACATCTCTAGTATTCGCGCCAAAGACTGCTAAATTAATCGAAGCAGCTGGAAACGTACAGGTCGGCATCAAGTCGTCTGAAAAAATTAACCTTATGGAAACCGATGCTGTATTCCAAGCAGGTGGAACTTGTGGATTTTCTTCAAGCGGTACGACTGCTTTCACACAAAGAGCATTAACTCCCGGTAAGATTAAAGTAAATGAGTCTATTTGTCCTAAGTCTTTCGAGGCTAAGTACACACAAAAGGCTTTACGTGCTGGTTCAATGTACGATTATATGCCATTTGCTGACGAGTACACCGCTAAGAAAATCGCTGTAATCGGTGAGGCTCTAGAAGTTGGGTTGTGGCAAGGTGATACTGGTTCAGGTAACGCACAATTAAACAAGTTTGATGGACTATTGAAGCTTATCGCTCCTGCTGGTGTTCCAGTTGCGGGTGTTATTGACGGAAATCCGGGTAACGTAGCTGCATTGTCTACAAGCACTATTATCGCTGCTGTTGATGAAGTTTACACTTTGATACCTGCTGACATTGTTTCAAATGGTGATGTAATTATCTTCGCTGGAATGGATGCTTTCAGAATGTACACAGTTGCATTAAAGGCTGCAAATCTTTTCCATTACGCTGCTGAATCAGTTGACTTTGAAATCGTTATACCGGGAACTAGCGTAAAGCTAATTGCTGTAAATGGTTTGAACGGAACTGATAAGCTTATCGCCACTCGTATGTCAAACCTTTACTTAGGTGTAGATTTGTTGAACGAGGAAGAAAGATTTGAATTGTTCTATGCGAAAGAAGCTGACGAAATGCGTTTCGTTGCTGAATTCAAAATGGGAGTTCAATATGCTTTCCCAACTGAAATCGTGTACTGGCAAGAAGGTGGAGTTGCTTAATTAACAATTAATTTTTAACCAAAGAGGGTAGGTGGATAAACTGCCTACCCTTTTTTAATACTCAAATATATGTCATGTGCCTTAACCCAAGGTTACGTTTTAGACTGTAAAGATTCTCTAGGAGGTTTAAAATCAGTTTTATTTATAGAGCAAAATAATGTAGTTAGTACAACTGAAGTTGCTGGTGTTGTTACTGCCATTAGCTTAGCGGTTGGAAAGTTTTTCTATAAGTATAATTTGATTAAAGAAACATCTTCTTTTACTGAAACGATAACTGCTTCCGTTCAAAACGGGACAATCTTTTACGCTCAGGAATTGACCGTAATTCTTAACAAGCTTCAAGCTAACACTAGAAATGAAATTCTTTTATTAGCTCAAAATAGCCTTATCGCTATTGCTGAAGATAAGAACGGTAAGTATTGGATGCTAGGTCAAGCGGGTGGATTAGACATCACCGCTGGAACTGCTGCCTCTGGTGTTGCAACTGGTGACCGTTCAGGTTACGAATTAACATTTAGTGGTCAAGAGAAAGCTCTTTCGCCTGAAGTTACTTCTTCAATTATTGCTGCATTAATAGATTAAATAAGAAATGGGTGGGAATTATAAACCCCACCCACTTTTTATGTTTATACCACCTTCACCATTGCAAAGACTTGAGCCACTAGAACGATTGTCGTACGTTTTAAGCAAGTCTAAAATAAAAGGGTGTTCTTCTTCACTTAGTAAATTATCTTCAAGGTAGTCGGCTATATCGCCACCTAACCACCCAAAACTTGTTTCATTATTTAAAGCGTGTAAAGCTTTAGTTTTCATTTCGCACTCTGGTAGTGCATAAAATTTATCTAGGTAAATCTTTTCTATTTTGTCGATTAGCTTAGTCATTATCAAATAAGTTTTCTATTGCACAAGGTGAATAATCGTAAAGGTCTAAATAACTTACCAAAGTAAATACGCAAGAATAAGTCAAGTCTGCCCAAAAAGTATTTAACTCTAATTCCAAAAATAAGTTTGGAATTGTCGCTGGGTATAAAGTTTGTGCTTCTTTGAGCTTTTCAATATGCTCGGGTTTTAGTCTTTCAAATAGATTTCTCATTGTCGTGTTTTTTAAGTGTTTCCATAAAATAGTGAACTGCCGTTGCGAACAAAAGTACAAATAAAATAGGTATTGCGCAAAAGATAAAAGCTAAAATTTCCATGTTTTTTTGTTTAGTTTATAAATCAAATGTAAAAGTAATATTGTATTTAATTGTCATAGAATTGTCATAATATATAATAATATTAAACATTAAATTTGTGTTTTTTAGTTATGTTTTCATGATACTTTTACCATGGTTTCATGATACTTTCACTAAACTTTAGTGAAACGTTGGAGGTTTTTCAAAAAAAAACTAAGAAAATAATCTCATAACTCATTGATATTTAAACTATTGTAAAAAATGTAACGCGTTCGGAATGTGTTCGTAACACTCGCAAAGTAAAGTAAAGTAAAGTAAATAATATATATAGTGTTTTTTACGTCTAAAAATTATATTTATGATTATGATACTTTTTGAAAAAGGAACTGTAAAAGATTTGGTTTTGTCGCTTGAAAAGGTGACGATTGAATCACCTATTTACTTGTTTGAATTTGTGAACGATATTACAAATGAAATCGTTATCTTTGAAGCATTGAATGAAAGTTTATATATCGAAAGATATTCAGAATTTGAGATAAACGTAAATGATTATTTTTTAAACGCAACCGAGGGATTTTGGACTTATCAAGTTTTTGAATTTCAAGAAGAACCAGAAATAAAAAAACAATTAGAAATCGGTAAAATGAAATTAGTTGGTGAAGCTTTTACTTTCACTGAATATAACGGACAATCGGAAGATTTTATAACATATAAATAAATGGCTACACTTACAGGCGAATTAATATCGGAAACCTACGATTCACTTTTAAAGGTAACCGATAACAATACAATCACAGGCGTAAAGAAAAGAATCACAGATGGATTTGGAAATGAAATCCCATTACAACTTTCTTCGACCGATATCGAAATTGATGGAACGCTAATACTTTCAGCACTTACAGACTTAGGAGCAGCTACAAAATTTCTAAGCCTAAAAGCAGATAATTCCGTTTCGTATCGAACCGCTTCCGAAGTCTTATCAGATATTGGTGGCGCGTCAAGTTCTAGTATTTCGGGAACGACTGGAAATATTGCAAAGTTTACAAGCACAGGCGCGGTCGGTGATTCAATTCTTGAAGAAATCGGTAACGCTATACACTTAACAGATGGAACGTCAAGCTATGCAAGTTTCGGGATTATCAATCCGGGCATAGATAACGATGCTTATATAGGGTCGACCATAAACAACGACTTTATAATAAGAGTAAACAATACAGAAGCTTTACGAATAGATACTGCTTTACGTTTAAAAATAGCTAATATTCAAAACGCGCTATATGACACAGATAAGTTTCTAGTTTCTGAAGATGGAGTTGTTAAATACCGTACAGGAGCTGAAGTTTTAGCGGATATTGGTGCAGGGGTTGGTTCGGTTACTAGCGTTGGTTTAACAATGCCAGTTGCGTTTAGCGTTGCTAATTCACCTATAACAAGCTCAGGGACTTTAGAGGTTACTGCTATCGGTTCGGCTTCTCAATACATTCGTGGCGATGGAACTTTAGCAACTATTCCTTCAACTTCAAGCGGAGGGGCTAATGTTAATTATTATTTAAATGGTTCGGTTGCTGCAAGTGTGGCGACTTATAAGCAGATGGCTAACAGTGCCGTAATTGGTGGAGGTACTGATTTTAATTTAACAGGTAACGGCTTAATTTCTCAATTCTTAACCGATGCGGGTAACCCTAATAGATTGCTTATTCCAGGTGGCGCGTGGAACTTTGAATTGTTTTTTAATGTTTCCTCTAGTGGAGGCTCTCAAAAGTTTTATGTAGAACTATTAAAATATAACGGTTCGACTTTTACAAGTATTGCTAGTTCGGTTGCAGTTCCTGAAGAAATAACAGGCGGAACTACAACTGATTTATATATCACGTCTTTAGCAGTACCCGAAACTGTTTTATTAATTACCGATAGGTTAGCTTTAAGAGTTTACATTGTAGATAATTCAGGCGGTCGTACAGTTACTTTGCATACCGAGGATAATACCTTGTGTTTAGTAACTACAACTTTCGCAGGTGGTATTGCAGCGTTAAATGGATTAACCGCTAATACTCAATACTTTGCGGTTGGAACGACTGGTACTGATTTTAATATTTCTAGTGTTTTAGATACCCACACTTTTAATTTACCAACTGCAAGTGCTACAAATAGAGGTGCTTTGAGTTCAGCTAATTGGACTACATTTAATAGTAAGCAAAACACAATCACGCTAACCACGAGTGGAACAAGCGGTGCGGCTACATTTATAAGTAATACTTTAAATATACCACAATACACAGTTTTATCTTTAGCTGCTATCGGTATAACACCAAACGCAAACGGAGCTAGTATAGTTGGTAGTCTTTTAAATTTACAACCAGCAGACGCAAGTTTTGGAGGTGTAGTTACTACGGGAACGCAAACATTTGCAGGAGCTAAAACATTTAGTAGCGCAAGTTCTGGGCAAACATTAAACATTCAAAATAGTGGAACAGGTTATGGATTAAGAGTACAAAGCGGAGGTGCTTATTTTCAAGACGATATTACAATCCAAGGGTTTTTAAAAAGTGTATCTTATACTTATACACTACCGAGTGCAAATGGAACATTAGCTTTAACAAGTAATTTATCAGCTTACTTACCTTTAACAGGAGGTACTCTTACAGGAGCATTAAATGGTACAAGTGCTACGTTTAGTGATTTAATTAAAAGTACAAAATCTGAAACACTAAACGGATTTAGTGATTACGTTCAATTATCTGATAATACTAATGGATTAAGAATTAGTAATTATTTTGATGTAAATGGAGTTAGATGGGATATAAGAAGGGGGACTACTAGTATTATTTCACTTTCTCAATCAAATAACGTACTAATAAATACTACAACAGATGCAGGTTACAAGCTAGATGTAAATGGTACTGGTAGGTTTAGTGGG